TTGGCCTGCACCGGAAGAACTGATATTTGGAATATTCAGATCATCACCGGTGAAATAAAACTTATCGATCTTCAGTATTGACATCTTTCGAATCAGGGGTTGAAACTGATTTAGTATCAGCAGTAATTTTTACTACTTTCTCTTTCTTGGGAGCTTTTGCTTTCACTAACTTTTCCTTTTTAGGGGGTTTCTGAGCGCCAGGAGTTACATCGGGCTTCGAATCAGGGGTTGAAACTGTATCACCGGATATTTTAATAAAACCTCTTTGTACCCGAACCCGATTCTCCTTTACGATATTGTCAATATAGCGAGCATCGCCAACTATTACAATTTGTTTCATAATCGATTTGAATTAAAATTCAGGGTAAACAGATAATTGATTACCCTGAATTTAGTTAGATTAAGGTTTTGTAATCAGCGTGATTACTTCAGAGAACTTTCCTTGCAAGAATGCATAAGGATTATATACAGGGAATATTACTTCTTCCTGGACAATTACCATAACCTGGTTAGCTTTCTTAGTCACTGTATCTTCAGCAAATTCCAATTCTAATGAACTAAAATCAACAAGAGATGCACCATTTGTAAAATCACCAATTACAAACTCATCAGGAACTACAGCAGTAGTTTCAATGATTGGCAAATTTCCAATATACCAAACACCATTGATTTGTTTAATGATATCCAAATAGCGATCTTGAGTATCTTTCAACATACGTACTTTGAATACATCAATTGGACTCATTGCTACTCCGGTTGGATAGAATTGAGCATATGTCAAATATGACTGAACAGCCATAACGGCATCTGCAATAGTTGGAGACTCAACTGTTTTAGAAAACTCGCCACCAGCTGCAAATGTAGCAGCAGCACATTGAGGGGCAGTTTGAGATGTATATGCAACATCAATTACAATTTGACGATCAGTAATCTTATTCACTGTAAAAGCAGCATTATAAGCAGCATTTGCAAACGCTGCAAATGTGATAGTAGCTCCATTATTGATGAATGATTGAGGGTCTGTAAATTCAACTAATGTTTTAGTCCCAGCTTTATATGTAGATACTGATTTAATCGTACCGGCAGCACCAATTACGTTAGAACCTAATACATCTTTTGCATTTGGACATAAAAGCATAATTCCGCTAATATTTTCACCATTACCATCACCCTTCAAAATTTGGAAATCCTCGGCCAATCTTACGAATGCAGGCAATAGATTAGATAAGCGAGATTGCAACCATTTCTGAGCACGCAACATACGTTTAGAAATCATGATATACGTACCAATTCGGTGGGTACCGTCAGAAATTTCCTTTGTTTTGAAAGAAGATTCAGGAAGTACCCCATTTTCTGATACAGCAGCAGCATTACGATCTAAATCAGTAATCTGATCATACGATAAATAAGGCTCATCACTTTGCTCAATCATAAGAATATCACGTACGCCAACCTTACGTTGTTGAACTAATTCGGTAATTCTTCCACTTTGAGTAGTAATACCAACGTTACCGCCTGTATGGTTAGACCCAAGGCTCATTGCCTTTGTTTGCACTTTAATTTTACCGGACTCTTTAGAACGATTTGGATCTTTAGCAAAAGCTTTAAATTTTTCGCTTTCCAATACTTCTTTTACTGCTTTTTGAATTTCGGTATCACCTGATTCACCACCCATGCTAAGGCCTTTAGTTTCTAAGGCTTCAATTTTTTGTGACATAGACTTAATTGATTCGCCCCAAGTAGATATTTCCTTTAATCGATTTGCAAATTCGCCAGACTTTTCAGTAATAGAGCCTTTATCGACATCTTTCAGAATTGAGTCCAATGATTTTTGAAGAAACTCTACACCGCTATTTTCTTTCGAATATAATTCAAGGGCTTCATTCATTTTACTTACGATAGTGGCCAGAGTATCTTTTTCATCTTGCGACATATCATTTTCCTTTTTCACGTTACCACCGGCAATCATTGCAATTGGAGCTACAGCCAGCGCTATAGTCGCAGATGCTTTTGGATTTGTTGCAAAACAGATTACCGCGATAAATGCCAGTACTGCGAATGCAAAGATTTTTAACTGGAATGCTTTTCGCAACTTAATGCCTAGCAAACTGTCCTGTTTTTTCAAATTCTTTTTCATGTTGAATTTTTGTTTTAATTAATAAATTATGTAGGTAATTATGTACACTAAAATATAAACCTTATGCTAGTTTTACGGAAGTAATAAACCGTGTATAGATTTCAAGCTAAAGGTGGACTTACCGGCCTTTACTGTCATATCTTCTTCAGGTTCTTCATCCTCTTGAGTGGCAGATGCCGGCTCAATAGCATTAAATTTATACACGCGAGTCCAACATTTTGGACAACGAACGTAATTAGCGAAGTTCTCAATTCCTTTTACTTGCATATCCTTAGTTTGCATTTTCTGCAAACTAATTATATCCTGGACCTGTGCCTGTATTTCAGGTTTTAATTTCTGCATTTCGTTATAAACGATATTATCAACCATCCAACGAGCATGATCAGTTGCGCACTGTAGAACTTGTTGCTCAAATGTAGACTCATCGCAACTATTATAATCGAAAGTCTCACCGCAATACGGACAACATACCATCACGGATCCGTCGGTCATATCCTTTTTAATAATCTTAGTCAGTAATCCGATTGATTTTTCAATACTTGCCAGGCGTTCTTCTGAATAAGGAAGTTTCAAAGCTTTACTTATAAACTCAACTTGTTCATTCATTTGGTCAACCGACATCCCGCCCATGTCTTTAAGGCTCAATAACGGTGTATTTTCGTTGGCTCCCCAATTGGTAAGAGTCGAAAATTCCCACATTTTATACTCAGTAACTTGCTTTTGATTGCTAGTATTACGTTGTATAATATCAACACCGATCGAGTGCTCAAGCGTTTTACCTTCTTCAGCATAAAGTTGATAATCGTAGTATGTATCAAGGCTCATTTGCTTTTTCATATTGAAACGAGCAGTCATTTGAAGATACTCAGGAGTTTCAACGCCTTTCAATGGTACACCGAGCAATTGTGTTTTATTATGATTTAAAAACCACTTCACACGATCAAAATTTTCATTCAATGTTTTAGTGAAAGAACCCGGCATTGAAATATCACCGTCCGAATCTTCGTTTCCGAATGCATTTACAGCAATTTCAACAATACCTTTTTCGTCAACGTTAGCTACTTTTGTTCGCCATTGACTACCTTTTTTATTTCGCTCCTTATTGACCATTTTGTGAATTATTTTGTGAATTATTACTTTGTCCTGAATGCAGGTTTATATTTAATTTTTGATAGGATGAAATGTTTGGGTCTTTCCAGATATAATAGTCTCCACCGAGTACTTTTTCTTCTCCACATTGCACTAGCATCATGTTATAGGTTATAACTCCTTGATTATACTTCAAAAGTGCTGTAGTAGTCTTCAGATTGTCTGTGGTAGCTTCATCTTTCTTATTATCCTGCAAGACTTCTACCTTTGAGAAGTCAGCATGAATATACATACCACCTGGACCTTGTTTAAGCCCTAAGAATTGATTTATCTTTTGGCATATTTTATTTGCGAGTGGAATTGCCGTATTTACATAAATTGATTTATCACCGGCATCTTGATTACTGAATGTACTTCCATCTTTACGTGGAATCATATTTGAAGGGAACCCAAAAGCCCCGGCTATGGCAATTGCATCAACAAGCGTTTCTTCGAATGGTTCAAGTTCGGTTATCGACATATTAAACCTTTCAAATTTCATCGGAACATCAGATATTACATATTGACCCTTTTCTTTTTCAAGGCCGTAATTATCATTAAATTGGTTTTGCAACTCTTTCTTTTCATTTTTTGAAAGAGCAACTGTTCCTGCACTATCAGTCTTAGTACTTACAATTGCACCCAGAGCCCCGCGTTTGACGTAAATTACATTTCTGGCCTCATATACTGCACAAAGATTTGAAAGCGGATATTCAAGTGCTGTGAGCTTACTCCTACCTCGAAGCTTCCAATGATCAAACATCAAATTCGATTCCTTGAAATGAAGTATGTTATTCGTTGGAAAATCACGATTACCCATTCCGGATTGCAACTTGTAGCTTTTTATCAGGTCTGACTTTGGCATATTAGAAAATAGCTTCACATCAAATGGATATTGAGGCTCAATGCAGTCTGCCGGAAGAATATAATAATTATCACATGCTTTCCACCGGTCCCATCCGCTTAGCGAATCTGACACAGCTGAATACATATACGAATCACCGGTTACGAGTAAATAGCAAATCAGCTCTGTTATAAACTCATCAAATCCCTGCAACTCATTTGGCTGAGTAAGGAATTTATTTATCTCCTTATTATCCCAGATAATTGAATCACCATCATAGTCTTTTAGCACAAAATCAGCCTTTAATACACGTTTGCATATCTCAACAATAGGCCATTGAAGTTCTGAAATGCTATGAAAAAGTGTAACAAAATTCTTTGCAGCATAAACAGAGTTGAAAGCAGCAAGATATTTGTCCACGTCATACAAAGCAGATTTAGAACCTGACTTTGCTCCAATAACGTTTCCTCTATTATCGCGCTGAATCGTTGCAGATTGCATCCACTTCGTTGCTAAACTCTGTTTTATGTCTTTAATTAGGCTCATATATGGGTATAAAAAAAGCCAGTCAACGAGGATTACTCGGCAACTGGCTTGTTTAAAGCTCTTTTTTATTTTTTAATACAGAAAAGAGATTAGATAGAACTCTGCATTGATAATCAAAATTGTACGATCCTGATTACGTTACTATTTTTGTGCGCAGAATAATATGCCAAATCAATGTATATTACTGGCGACTTTTATTTCTTTGCTTCCTGCTCCTTATTTACCCACCCTTATGCTATAGTCCAAATCGAATATCTTAGTTTTTGTTCAATCAAATGTCTGGACAACCTTTCTTTCATAAATCCTTGTAAATCTATCAACACAGGAAGCTCTCTTCAGGGTTATGAGCCTCCTATACGATTCGAACGTACGACCTACTCATTACAAATGAGCCGCTCTACCAACTGAGCTAAAAAGGCAATTACAATTTAAAATATAAAATTGAAATGATTTATCACTTAAAATACAATTCGTCACTAAATATTTGGCTTAGTGTATTACGCCAATCAACAAACAACAGAATCCAATCTTTGAATAACTGGATTTCAATAAGATCTGCTTTCTCATTCATGCATATTCGCAATAACCAATTACAAAAGAAAAATAGAGGTGCAAAAATTAGAATGACGAATATTGCAACTATCAAATTTATGATTGGGATATATACTTTTTTCATAAGAATTAAATTAATTCAATTTTTCAAAAATTTCAATATAAACTATCCCATTAAGACCTAATAAATCAGCCAATGGATAACGAATTATATCCTTGTACCCTTTATTTGGGTCATGTACAATATTCAAATCCTTATCAACGATTACCTGATGTGTACCGCGTTCTCCGCTATATCGAAAATTAGAAAACTTTGGAGAATAGACAACAGCCAAAAATAAACCATTAATACCTTCTTCCTTACTAAGTTTTTCTTTCGTTAGAATTTGAGGTTCATACCACTCAGTATTTTCAAAACAATAAACACTATTTGGGTGCTGTAGAATCCAATAATTTTTATTGAATAGACTTCCTTTGTATTCATATCCACTCTTATTCATAAAATCGATTAGATTTCTCATTTGAGCGTCATCGGGAGAAAGTGCTGGAACTTCATCTAATTCTAAACCTAAAATAGAAGCAACAGAAGCAGCTACGCAATTACCACTCCCACTGCCTACTATAGTTTGATATACTTTTTTCATAGTACTACAATTAAACTTTTATCAAAATTATCAACTACTTTTCCATCTACAGCATAAAATTCATGCCGGCACTTAGAATTCTTGCAAATGAATTGCTGAACGCCTTTTGTATCTATTGAGATTGCCCCATTTATGCGGTTACAATTGGGAATAGGACAACGAATGTATCTTAATTTAAGTTGTACTAACTCTCTTTTTTCAGTGAGGTTGTCTATATTATTTTCTATTTGACTCATCGTTGCTAATATCTTTTTACGTTTAGTAAAATAACCCCAATCATTACCCGGTGCAGTTAATCCCATAATATTAGTTATCAATTTGTTTTTTAAAGTACTCAGCAACTCCGGAAAGAATGTTTGCAGCCTCGATACTTACGCCTTTGTAGCTATCGTATAGATTTTCAATAAAAGCAGCGTATTCGGGGTCTAAATCATAATCATTCCTAAAATATAAATTATTCCGTATAAATCCTGACATAACTTGAATGCGAGATTCTTTCTTTGCAATCTCAGTCATTATCCGAAGCGAACAATCGCACTGAGTACGTAAATCACGCCCAAATTCAAACCATATAGCGCTTGACTCGTATATCGCATCATCCGGAGAGGATTTGCTGAGCAATTCAATAACTCGATCGGTATTCAAAATGCCATCCTTGTTGAAAATTACATCCGTAATATAAACTCGGTTCTCAACCATTTTAGCTATAACCATACTGAACAGTCCATTCGTATTAGGAACTATTCGAGCGCACGTAATTGCGTTCTTAAAGTCTATTTTTTTACTATCATAGAAATTCATTTGATCCTCTTTAAAGTTTGAACGATTACGACGAAGAGAGTAGTTAGTGTATTGGTCTTTGAATGCCTCAGTAAGAAAGTAGCGCTTAGTATCGCTAAAGTGGCCGCTTTCCTCGTAAGTTTGCCCGGTCTGTTTATCCCTTATTCTCTTCTTAAGTATGCCACCGTTAGCATCTTGCTTGGTAATAGTGTAATCTTTTATTGAAGTCTTGCAACTCTCATCTATCACAATTTCAATGGTTGGGATATTGCCGGCATAAATATCATTTACAAACTCACCGGAAAGCGCCACCGAAGGATTGACAGAAGGCATTCGACGTTCGATAATGAATCCGGCATCTTCTATTCCCTCGCAGAACTTATCAAAGAATGAACGCTTCTCATCGTCGATCGTATTATTGGCCGTTGAAGTCTGATCACCATAAATAAAAACCTTATCAGCATGTTCGATTGACTTTAGCCACTTGGCTGTAAGTTTCGATGCACTGGTAACTGTATTGTAAGGATCCTTTGCCGGAATCTCTCCAACTTGCTTAGCCAAGTACTTAGTAATATCAATCTCTTGTTTTTCCTCAATCTGCCACGCTCCAACCGAAATATAGGGCAATACGTTATTATCAATCGTTAGGTGAATAGGTGCGTTGTTTATGCTTGTTTTACGCACATGCTTTCCGATATTGAATTGCTTCCAGAACTCACCACCTGTTTTAATTGATCCCCAGTTGCCGAGAGCATAAATATTATAATAATCAGGGTCGTTTACTTTATCACGATCAAAGTCAGCCACTACCTGCCGGTCGTAAAATCCGTATGTTGCATCAGGCGAACCAACAATCCAAAAGTTATTCAGATACGTAGACTTCATAACTACTGTATCAGGAGCATTTGTTTCGTATTGTCCGGTGCTTGGATTTAATATCGTTTTTTCTTCATTGTAGTACTTCTCACAAATGGTTGAGAACTCAGGTGGAAGAACGTTTCCACTATCATCAATAACGCAGTCTAGGAACGTTGTAGCGGGAAACAATTTTTCTTTATCTATT